GTAATAATCTTTAGAAAAGGATGGATGGTCCTTTTCAATTTCCTTAATATTTTTTCTGGTTTTAATTATAATATCTTTCATTTCTTCTAATTTTTTAACTGTTTCTAAATAAGTCCAACTTATTTGCGCTTTTTTAACACGTAAAGTAATATAATCTTCCATTGGATCATCTCCAGGCTCCCTCTTTACATCTTCTTGCAATTTTTTCTCTCGATCTTTAATTTCGAGCATTTTATCCCTGTCTTCCTTCTTTTTCTTTTTAATACTTGCACTAACAGATTTAGCCATTTCTTTATTCATATCTATTTCAGAAGTTTCTTCGGAGTATTTGGAAGAAGTAGTTAAGGGAAATGGTCTTCCCACGTAAGCTGTATATATTTGATGATAGGAATCAACGTTTCTAATTAAATATTCACATTTTTCTTGGCATTCTTTCAAAGTTCCATAATTTCCTCTTACTTTAGCAAATCCGTAAACACCCTTTTCATTAGGTTTAGCTCCTTTCGCCGGAACATAAGAAATGAGAGCAAATTTTTGAGATGGATCAACAGGATCAGCATAGCGTCTTTCCACCCGTAAAAATTTATGGACGAAAGTATCATTATTTAATTCTTTCATTGCTGATACAACCTCCTTTTCTTCTAATTCTCGATGCCCTTGAGTAGGTTTATATGTTCGAGCTGGATCTCTATCAGAAGGACAAGTAAGGCTATTTTCTACAGATTGTTCTTTGTGAACATGTTTTTTTTGTTCCATTTTAATTATTTTTAATACAATAGCAACACTTTAAATCATTCTATTCAAGAGAACTACTAGGAGATCGGTAAAGAAATATTACGAATAAAAGTATAATAACAATAATAATTACAGAAGTTATGAGATAACCTATAAAAAAGCTCCAAGGATTATCTTTACGATAGTTATCATCAAAGTCATCATCATCATCATCGTCGTCATCATCATCGTCGTCATCATCATCGTCGTCATCGTTTGAAGTATCATAATATTCCTTTTTAACATCTTTTTTCTTAGGAGGTTTAATTAAAGTAATAGCATCAGAATCCATTTGACATCTTTCTAGACAACTGTTTGGATATCTTGAGTTTCTACACATATCTTGGCATTGTTCTAACGAACTTTTAACGTCTCCAGAATCTTTAAAAAGCTGAGGAAAATAAGATGGAACTTGGTTCCAGATTGGTGGAGGTGAAGGTCTACGTAAAGAACAACTATTTTTCCCCATTTCCTTTTTCTTTTCATTTATTAATTCAGCACACTTTTGATTGCATTTTTCTTTAACATGTTCGCCAAATACTCTACCGTATGAATTGGCTATATTATAACAGTCATTATTGATAGTATTAATATCACATCCTCTTTGCGATAATTTTTTAATAACTGCTTTACATGGATTTATTTCAATATGCATTCTTTTATCCTAAAAAAGAAAATAACATAATTTAAACAATTCGATCATTATTTTTAAATGAACAAAGACAAGAACTTAGTCACTAATTTATATATTAAGGAATTAGATCTAGCAACTCTTCAACCTAATACAAAAACTTACATGAAAAAAGACCAAGGTGGTTCTAAACATGTAGTAATAGGTAAGCCAGGCTGTTTCGCTAAAGGCACTGAAGTACTTATGTACGATGGCAGTATTAAGAAAGTAGAAGACATTGAAATTAATGATAAAATTATGGGTGATGACTCAACAGTACGAACAGTATTAGATCTATGTCATGGCTATGAAACAATGTACAATGTAACACCTAATAAAGGTGATACTTATAAAGTTAATGAGAATCATATTTTGTCCTTAAAATGCACAGGATATAATTCTCATAAAAAAGGAGAATTATTAGATATAAGTGTAAAAGACTTTTTAACAAAATCTAAGACCTTTCAAAACAGATACAAATGGTATAGAGCACCAGTAGAATTCGAGCATAAAAAATTAGATATTGATCCTTATATGATAGGGTATTGGTTAGGTGATGGTACATCATCTACTTCAGATATCACTACTGCAGATATTGAAGTAGTAGATTATTTTCAGCAAAATTTGCCAAAGATCAATTTACATTTTAACAAGAATAAATCAAAATATCGATATAGAATCAAACAAGATAAGTTTAGTAAGAAAAATCATTCCTTTCTTAACTGTCTAAGGAAATATAATATGATTAATAATAAGCATATCCCACTTGTTTATAAGACTGGATCAACTGAACAACGTCTCGAATTGTTAGCTGGACTAATTGATTCCGATGGTAGCTATGATAAAAATTGTCATGGATATGACTTTATTCAGAAAAATGAAAAACTTTTTGACGATGTCCTATATTTAGCACGTTCCCTAGGTTTTTCAGCTTATAAGAAACGTTGTATTAAACATTGTACTAATTCTCCAGGCCATAGTGGTAAATACTATAGATGTTTCATATCAGGTAATATATCTTCTATTCCTTGCAAAATTAAAAGAAAGTTATGTATTACACCTAAAAAGATACAAAAAGACGTTAGCGTTACTGGATTTAAATTAACAAAATTAGATGAAGGAAATTATTACGGTTTCGAACTAGATGGGAATAATAGATTTATAGGTCATGATTTCACGGTGCTACACAACACTGGTAAAAGCACACTAATATCATCACTTTTATATGCTAAAAAACACATATACCCTTGTGGAATCGTCTTCAGTGGTACAGAAGATAGTAACGGATTCTATTCGAAAATGTTTCCTAATACCTTTATTTTTAACAAATACGACGAAGAACAATTAAGAAGTTTTATAAGACGACAAAAAATAGCTAAAAAACACTTATCAAATCCTTGGGCTGTATGCTTATTAGATGATTGTACTGATACCCCCGCATTGTTTAACAAACCTCTCCAACAAGGTATATATAAAAATTCAAGACATTGGAAGATGTGGTACATATTATCTCTTCAGTACTGTATGGATGTTAAACCTGTTATAAGAACCAATGTAGATGGAACATTCATACTAAGGGAGCCCAACCTAAAAAACAGAAAATCATTATACGAAAACTATGCTGGTATAATTCCTGACTTTTCTAGCTTTTGTGATATCATGGATCAAATTACAGATGATTATACAGCTTTGTATATACACAATGCTACAAAGAGTAACAAGCTAGAAGATTGTCTCTTTTGGTATAAGGCTACTCCTCCTCCTACATTTAAATTTGGTGCTCCTCATTACTGGGATTTCCACCACACTAGATACAATCAGGACTATGTAGAGCCTTTTTTACCTCCTTAGTTTGAAATTGAAATCTTATAATAACATTAGTTCTAAAATAAAATATGAGAGAAAGAGAATTCAGAATTAGTAATAAAGGTTTAAAACAAGTTAGAACTATAGGGACTAAGAGATGGTATTTAAGATGTATTGAACCAGAATGTAAGAAAGCATCGGCAGATAGTAAATCAATGAAATGTAAACAACATGGTGGTGGTCATAGATGTTCTGAACCAGGTTGTAATAAAGCAGCTCAAGATAAAAAATCAATGAAATGTAAAGGACATGGAGGTGGTCTTAGATGTATTGAACCAGGCTGTACTAAATCAGCTAGAGATAGTAAATCAATGAAATGTGTAGAGCATGGTGGAGGATTTCGATGTAATGAACCAGGATGTACTAAAGCAGCTGCAGATAAGAAATCAATGAAATGTACAGAACATGGAGGTGGTCTTAGATGTATTGAACCAGGCTGTACTAAATCAGCTATAGATAAAAAATCAATGAAATGTATAGAGCATGGTGGAGGATTTCAATGTATTGAAGCAGGCTGTACCAAATCAGTTCAAGATATGAAATCCATGAAATGTAAAGGACATGGTGGAGGCTATAGATGTACTGAACCAGGTTGTAATAAATTAGCTAGAGATAAAAAATCAATGAAATGTATAAAACATGGTGGTGGTCTTAGATGCAATGAACAAGGTTGTAATAAAGCAGCTCAAGATAAAAAATCAATGAAATGCTCAGAGCATGGTGGTGGTCTTAGATGCAATGAACAAGGTTGTAATAAAGCAGCTGCCGATAGTAAATCAATGAAATGCTCAGAGCATGGTGGTGGTCTTAGATGCAATGAACAAGGTTGTAATAAAGTAGCTCAAGATAGTAAATCAATGAAATGTAAACAACATGGAGGAGGTGTTAGATGCCCTAATTGTATTGATTGGATCGATAGTCAATGTGGATATAAAAAATATGATAATTATTGTGCTAGATGCTTTAAGAGAGTATTTCCTAATGATCCTAGAAGTAAACATATTTATATCAATAGTAAAGAGATTAAGGTAAGAAATATGATTAATGAAAATTTTAAAGGTTTTGTACATAATAAGAGTTTATATAGTGGTAATTGTAAATGTATTCATCGTAGAAGAATTGATCATAGAAAAATAATAAATGGGACTATGTTAGCTATAGAAACTGATGAATTTGGTCATAGAGGATACGATAAAGAAGATGAAGAGATTAGATACAATGATGTTGCTATGATTTTCACAGGTAAATGGGTCTGGATACGTTTTAATCCAGATGATAATTATGATAAGACTCCTTTTAAAGAAAAATTAGGGGTATTAAGGCGTGAAATAAAGATACAAATTAGAAGTATTGAGAAAGAAAAAAATAAAGAATTGATAAGAATAATAAAGCTATTTTAATTTAGAAATAATATAATATAATATTATTTCTTTTATTTTTAATTATTATCCATTGTTTTAAGAGTTTGAAAGGGGCCTCTACTACCTGTTGAGCTAGCATGAAGTATTATAAGCTTTGAAGCAAATATGAATACTAATACTATCATAAATATGATGGCCATAACGTAGTAATTTCGATAAGTCTTTTTGAACTCGTTATGAGACTCTTTCAATTGTTGTTGAATATTGCTTATACTTATATCTAAATTTGTTATTGAAGCGTTAACATTTGCATCTAAGGTGTCAGTCTGACTAATTAAATTATTAATATTGTTAGAATAACTAACTTGGGATTTAGCCAGTAAACATATTTGTTTATTAATATCTTCCTGTTGATTGTTTGCACCCATTCCACCACTAGTTGCTCCTCCTATTGTAGGTACAAGTAACATTCCTGCTGTTACTAATGCTGCTGCACCCATTTTTTTTATAATATAATAAGATAAATAATTATAATAATAACTACAACCATGGTTATTTGAATAAGTAAAGTATTTTTAGAAATTTCATCCTGTAAAACTGAATCATGAAAATCTTCCATATCTTGCATATTTTGTAACTGTTCATGAGCAAATTTTTGCTGATCTATAGTCAATTGAGTTTTATGTGTTTGCAAATTAGCATCTAGATCATCTTTTTGTTTTTGGATCTGATCTCTGAGATCATTAAGCTGACTATCATCTGCACCTTTCCAGAATCCTCCAATTCCGAGAAGACCTGTTACACCTTGCATGGCTCCCCTGAATGCTGCTCCACTAGCAGAATGATGTATTGATATGGGACAATCTGAATCAACCATTTGTATTTTATTATAATGTGTTTATTTTATCTTAATTTATAATGTTTATTTATATCTTTCAGCTGCATGACGAATAAGGTATAATATGTACCAAATTACTATTAAAATAAAAGTTACTATAGATATTATTAACAAACTCCATGACCATATAGATTTCTTTTTTGTATCAGGAGCCCATATAGGTTTTAAATATGCTAGTTGATATATAGTATGAAATACATCATCAGCTGATACACAAACTGGAAATTGAACATATTTAGTAGCATCTTTATCAGTACTATTAGGATTAGCACATTGGCCATGAGGAAACTTATCTGTCGCCTTTTTTTTGTCTTCTGAAAGATTAGGATCTTTACAATTATAACATCCTCCACTTAACCATGTATTACTTTTATCTAGATTTTGACTACTTTTCAAACTATATACTTCAGGTTTGCATAACTGATTAGCAAAAGAACATACTGAAAAGGGGAATTCATTTTTACAAATAGATAAATAGGGGTTTTGTCTTTTACTTGGATCTGGACTTCCTGGGTCCTTTGGATCCGGATCAAAACTCTTCACTCTCATCTGAGAATATGGTACATTACCATCTCTAGGAGGGCATGGTTTACATGAATTTGTTAAATTAGGATTATTAATATCATTGTCACAATATTGTAAACAATATTTTTTATTCGTCGAATTAGGTCTATCTATACATCGTATTTCTTGGTCACCTGTATAAATCCTCCCCTGTTTGTCCCCATCATCCCAATTCCCATCGTTTGTACTATCAACACATGTGGCTGATGATGATGTAGGATACTGATTGCATTTATCAGGACTAGGACCGTAACATTGTGAATCATTTTCACAAAGAGTGTTTGCTGTATTGGCAGTTGTTGCAGGCATGCAACAAAAGTTACTTACATATGCATAACCACAGGTTCCTATTTTATAGACTTCTCCAGTAGTTAAATTCCATTCATAACATCCTTGAACACCGTCAGCAATATTTTGTAATGATCCATGATGAGTTAATAATGATTCTCCACCTGATGCTAATATACCACCTGTAATTGCACTGGTTAATAAATATGTTGATACGATAACTCTTGTTATTACTCCATGCCAAAAGCCTTCTTCACCCCTCATTTTTGTCCCATAAATAAAATCCTTAAAGCCCCGTTTAAATTCCTTCATCATGGATCTTTTTGCACCTATTAATTCTTCTGGTGTTTTTCCAAATTTTCTATATAGGTCATGAGCACCACCTAGAATACTATCACATTTTTCCGCAAGTTGTCGCATAATTTGATGCTTAGCATAGTCTTCTTTTGTTTTGAATTCAGTTTGATCCCAATCTTCAAACTTTATATCTTTTACATCAATTAGATTTGCTAATTTTTTTACTTCATTTAACCTCAAATCTGTTAGAACTTTTTCTATTATTTCTTTATTTTGTATTTGTTTTTCTTGTTGTGTTTCAACTTGAGCTTTCCTATCCGTGTCATTTTTTCCTTCAAGATCGTCTATTTCTCCATTTAGTTGTTGAACTTTATTTGCATCACGATTTGCTTCAGCTTCAGCTAATTCTGCTTTATAATTACGTATATTTCCTTCCAGATCAGATGCTACTTGATTGGCTACATTAACTTGAGAATCGATTCTGTCTCCATTAGCTATCAATTCACTTAATTCTATTGCTTCAACCTCCATTATAATTTATATTTACATTTATTTTATTATGTTCTTAATTTTTTTCTAGGCCGGAATCTAAATTGGTCGAACCATTCATCAAGGGATAAATCTATTCCGCATCTTTTAATACGTATACTCTCTATCTCTTTTTTAGTTTGTAAATCTATGTACTTCTTATGTTTTTTAGATGCCCAAAATATTACCATACAAATAGAGTCTGCAATATCATGTTTTCGATCATAGATATTGTAAAGATCTAAGATTGAAGGACATTTACTATTAATAATTTTTAAACAAGCTTTTTCAGTTTCGACTTTTCTATTTTCATAATCCAGTCCTCCAATATTTAAAAATTTATGCATAGAAGAAGGGCTAATCAAAATAGCCTTATTCCTAAAACGACTGAAAATAAGTTGTTCAATAGCTACTAAACCTTGAGGAGGTTGTCTTTCGATCAAAATATAGTCGCATAAATGAAAGAATTCTTTATGGTATTCAAATACATGTTCCATCCAGTCTGCGAAACATTTAGAGTGATATTTTTTACATTTTTTGGGGTTATTTCTATGAACAAATGTAGTTATATCAATTAACTCAACGAATACTACTTCTTTTATGGTAAAATCTTCATGAAGAATAGAAACAGATAAAGCAAAGTTTCTAATCCCTACATCAATACTTAGCACTCTAATAATAGGTTCAACGGGTTCTTCATCAGATTCGGATTCTATAACGAATTCGTGTAGCTCATCACATAAATTTTTAATCTCTGTATTTTTATTTTCCCCCATTTATATTTTGTTAATTTTTTTTTAAACTGTTGTAGAAGGTATTTTAACGTTTTTTGCGGGAGGTTCTTTTTGATTTACGTTTACGGGAGGTTCTTTTTGATTTACGTTTACGGGAGGTTCTTTTTGATTTACGTTTACGGGAGGTTCTTTTTGATTTACGTTTGCGGGAGGTTCTTAGACGGCATTTCATGGCTATTTCTTTAGCCCCATTTTTAGTAAATTTTCTAGCAAAGATAGAACCGGAAGTACATATTTTCTTTTTATTTTTTTTAACGTATGGTCCCGATAACGTTAATGGAGAACAAGCGTCTTTTTTCCATTTTGTATATGTGGTCATTTGTTGTTTGATATTGTCTTTAAATTTTTTACTAGATGGAGATCCGTATTTTTTAATTAACCAATTTATAGGATATGTTTCATCTGGGCAAGATTTATATTTAGAATATTTCAAATTATTCTCAAAATTTTTGATAAATTTTTTACCTTCTGTTGATTGTAATTTTACAATTTCTCGAGCAATTTTTCTATTTATAATAGACC